ATTCAAAGCATTTGGTTCATGGTGGAATCCAGGAACTTCTGGTGGAGTCCATGCTGATGCACAAGACCCAGAGCCTTGGATTGAGTGGAGTACTGTTGTTTACCTTAATGATGAATATACTGGTGGAAAAATTTATTTTCCAAAACAAAAATTTGAGTATCAGCCACATAAATTCTCTGCAGTATTTTTTCCAAGTGCTGGAACAGAATACGTTCATGGTGTATCTGAAATATTAACAGGAAAAAGATTTACAATGTTATTCATGCATACTTCAATGAAGCAGCATGCCGACCCTGAATTTTTAGTATAAAATGACAGAAATATTAGACTTAGGCTTAGTTTATTATAAGAATGCAATATCCAATCCAGAAAAAATAATTGAAGATGTTGAAAATTTAAATAAAAAATTATTAAATAATAAAAACAATAACATTAACACTATGGTTAAAGAGTGGTCTCCTTGGAATTATGGAGAACAATTTTTTTGTTGGCAAAAGTTTTTTATACCACAAGAACAAATAAACAAAAATGATTTTTTTTATGATGAAATGTATAGTATTTCAGAAAGACTATTTTCTCCATTAGACGAACATCTTTCTAAGTATAAGGATATTTATCCATTTTTAAACATTAAGTCTAGAGACGATTCAATGCATTTGCTTAAATATGAAAAGGCTGGATATCTGCCAGCGCATCAAGATCATGGGGTAAGCACTAGAACTCTTTCTGTTTTAATATATTTAAATGATGATTATGAGGGAGGCAATTTAGTTTTTAAAAACTCAAATCTATCGTTTAAACCAGAGGCTGGAAGCATAGTATTCTTTCCATCAAATTTTTTGTATGTTCATGAAGTTGAAAAAATAACAAGTGGAATAAAATATTCTTTGCCAAATTGGTATCATAATGTACCCAAAGAAAAAAGATATTTTTCAACAGGTGAAGAATGATAATTTTAGGAATTAATGGAACTTCCCACGACGCATCTATATCTTTAATAGAGGATGGAAACATACTTTTTGCTGGGCACTCTGAAAGATATAGCAAAATAAAAAATGATTGGTACAACTGCCAAGAACTATTTGATGATGCATTTCAGTATGGATATCCAGATCAAATAGCGTACTATGAAAAACCTTGGTTAAAAAAATCAAGACTATTATTTGGCGGTTCTTCAGACTGGAAACCAAAATTTAAAACTAAATTTGATACATCAAAAATAAAAATAACAAATTTTAATCACCACTACTCACATGCAGCAGCAGGATATTTTACAAGTGAATTTGATGATGCAGTTATTGTGGTTTTAGATTCAGTAGGAGAATGGACAACCTCGTCAATTTATACTGGAGAAAATAATAAAATTAATCTATTAGAAAAAACAAACTATCCATTTAGTTTTGGATTATTTTATTCTGCCTTTACTCAATTGGTTGGCTTAAAACCAAATGAAGAAGAATATATCATGATGGGTATGGCGGGGTATGGAGATTGGAAAAAATACTATAAAGAAGTTATAGAATATTTTCCAGATGTAAATACACAAAAATATAATTTTCATAAGGGAATATCTGATTGGCCTTATAATATTTTTGCACAAGATAAGTTTGACATTGCAGCAGCAGTTCAAAAAGTATATGAAATTAGATTGCTTGACTTTATGCTAAAGGCTAAACAAGTTTCAGGTAAAAAGAACCTAGTCTTTATGGGTGGTTGCGCTTTAAATTGTTCTGCCAATACACAATTATGGGAAGTGTTTGACAATGTTTGGATTATGCCCAATCCAGGAGATGCTGGAAGTTCTCTTGGTGCAGCAGCAGCACTATATGGAAAACACATTAATTGGGATGGTCCATACTTAGGACATGATTTGGGTGGGAAGTATCCAGTTGATGAAATTTTAACAGAATTAAAAGAAAATAAAATTGCAGCAGTTGCTTCAGGAAGAGCCGAATTTGGTCCAAGAGCACTTGGAAATAGAAGTATTTTGGCAGACCCAAGAGACCCAGAGATTAAAAACAAGGTAAATAAAATAAAACAACGAGAAGAATTTAGACCATTTGCTCCAGTAGTATTAGAACACTTGGCAGATAAATGGTTTGAAATGCCAACTACATCTATTCCATATATGCAGTATGCCGTTAAATGTAAAAGACCAAGTGAGATACCATCAGTTGTTCATATTGATGGGACTTCTAGAGTCCAAACAGTAAATGAAAAACAACATCCAGGATTATATAGAGTGCTTAATAAGTTTTATTTAGAAACTGGAGTTCCAGTTCTTTTGAATACAAGTTTAAACATAAAAGGGCAGCCACTTTTAAACGACCAACATGATATAATTAATTGGCAAAAGGTTTACAATTTTAGCATACAACAATAAAGGAGAATAAAATGGCAGAAAAAGGCACAGTAGAAGCGATCATTGAAATCGCCAAGAAAGAAGTTGGAACCGTTGAAGGTCCAAAGGATAATGAAACAAAGTATGGCAAATGGACAGGTGCAAACTTCCTTCCTTGGTGCCAGTCTTTTGTTTCTTGGTCTGCATTTACATCTGGATTAGATCCAAAGAAATATCCAAAGTCTGCTTCAACAGTAGCAGCATCAGATTGGTTTAAGAAAAATAAACGATGGGCAGATGCTCGCAATGATGATCCAACACCTGGAGACTGGATTTATTTTGACTTTCCAGAAGATGGCGTTAACCGAATTTCACACGTAGGAATATGCATTAAAAACAATGGGGACGGAACCATTCAAACTGTTGAAGGAAATACTGCTGGATCTGCTAAAGGAGATCAGCGTAATGGTGGAATGTGTGCTGAAAAAACACGGGCATATGTAAAAGACAATGGAAAGAAACTAGTAAATACTATTGTTGGCTGGGGTCGTCCAATCTATAAAGGTGAAGAAGCAACTCCACTTGAAGTAAAACTAGAGCGTCCAGCAGCAAAAAAGGTAGCAAAGAAGGCAGCAAAGTAATGTCATTTAAGGCTAAGACTAAAATTGGTTTTAACCATATGATTCTGCGTGATGGAAATATCGTTGCTTTAAATAAAGACGGTACTGAACGATATAGAAAAGACAGAATTACTGGAGAACCAATTAAAACAAAAGGAAAAAAATGAAATCAAGAATGGTCTTAGCCTTATTACTAATTAGTTTTATTTTTACAAATACTGCCTACGCTTTGCCTAGCAAGACTTTTTCCTATAAGTCTATAGAGCAGGCTGCAAATGCCTTAAAAGTGGCTCCAGAGGATCGTACAGGCTACGTAAGGACCAAGTTTAAGCACTGGGTTGGTGTTGGTAATGGATGCGACTCACGAAAAGCAGTAATTATTTCAGAGGCAATTGTTAAACCAATTGTTGAAAAAGGTTGTGTGATTAAAGGCGGAGAATGGCTTAGTATTTATGACAGTGTAAAAGTAATTGATGCTGGAAAATTAGATGTAGATCATATGGTTCCACTTGCAGAAGCGTGGGATTCTGGGGCCTCTGCATGGGATGATAAAAAGCGTGAACTATATGCAAATGATCAAACAGATACAATACATTTAATTGCAGTTACTGGTGCTTCAAATCGTTCTAAATCAGACAGAGATCCTGCTGAGTGGATGCCAACAAATGAAAAATATAAATGTCAATACATTATGAATTGGGTATCTATTAAAATTAGATGGTCTTTATCTGTAGATGAAAAAGAATTGTTTGCAATTAAATCTATTAAATGCCCTAAACGAAAAATAACAATACCATCACTTTAGGATTAAATTATGCCAAAATATGAATATTTATGTAATAGTTGTGCAATAAACATCACTAAAGAAAGATCTATCTTAGAAGATGAGCCTAAATATTTTTGTGAAAAATGCAACGGTGTCCTAACTAGACAATACACTCCATTTGGTGTACAATTTAATAGTAAGGGTTTTTATTCCACCGACAATAAGAAGGTATAATATGAATAGAATGACTGAGCAAACCGCTGAACGCAAATGGCTTCTTACACCCTTAGATAGGTGTGATTCTTGTCCAGCACAGGCATACGTGTCTGTAACTGGAGTAAATGGAGAATTAATGTTTTGTAGCCATCATTACAATAAAATTATGAATGACCCAGTTGGAAAGGAAAAAATGATGGCATATGCCTATTCTTTCTTAGATGAAAGAGAAAGACTTGTTGAAAATAGATTGCAAGGTGAGTCATACCAATGATAGACAAAGAGTTAATAAATAAAAATATAGAAACTAGAAACGGTTATTTTAAAATAATTGGAGATAGTCCAGAAAACATTATCCACATTAATGATTTTATTAATGAAGATGATCTTAGGGTTATTATGGATTATATAAATTCTTTACCAGAAACCGACAAAGAGTTTTACGGCCCACTAGATTTACGATTTGAAAGAATAAACAAAGATAGACCGGAAATTGGAACACTTATTAAAAAATATGAAGAAAAAACTTTTAGTTATATTGACGACCATTTTATTAAAAAAGTTGGAGTTCCAGTAGAAAGGATTGCAACAAATTACTGTCATTTTGTTAAATGGATTCCTGGAATGCTTTCAAAATTACACGCAGATTGTGAAAAACCAGATGGATCCCCAGCACTATATGCGGGATTTAATAGATTAAATATATCAACATTGGTTTATATTAATGATAATTATGAGGGTGGTCATATTAATTTTCCAAATCAAAATTTTGGATTTAAACCAAAAGCGGGAGATCTTATTATATTCCCTGGAAACAATGCGTACCAACATGAAGTTACGGAAGTTATTTCTGGTAAAAGATATACAATGCCAAGTTGGTATAGTTTTGACATTAAAGATGTGTCAATCAAAACTGAAAAAGAAGGGTTAGAAGGATTATTAACAAACTCAAAACAATTATGGGATAATGATGCAGGAAAGGTAGATCTATAATGAAAGAAGAAGATTTTATGTTTATAGATTTAATTGAAAATGGAGCCATAGAGTATGCTGGTTTAAATGAAGAAGGGGAACCAATCTATAATTTTACCGATAAATTAAAAGATATTAACCCAGACCTGTTTGACATACATCAAACACAGTTAAATCGTGAAGTTATGTTTTTATGGGAGCAGGGTTTTATTACAGTTGATCTGTTACAAGATAATCCAGATGTTGGATTAACAGAAAA